AGAAGATGAAAATGGCGTTGAATTAACACCTGCTCTTTATGAAGGTCATGTGGGTGCAGTAAAAGAATATTTAGACATTATCCCCGGTGTTACATTTATTATCAATGATATTCCTTCTGATGCTCTTGCTGTTGGTGATTGTGTACGTATTCTAACTACAGCACCTATTTATGGTAAGGCAATTTCAGAAAATAAGGTATATTATGTTTCTTATAAGTATAAGAAAGATGAAGCCGATTATGAACCAAAAGTATTCTATTCATACGATGATGTCGTGAATGAATATGGCGATTATGATGTTACTGCATCTTCTATCGTTACAAATTCTTTAACACTAGGCGCAGAACTTGCGTTCCGTGCAGGTGTAACACCTGTTGTTTGTGTTCAGTCAAAGAATGATAGCGATTATGAAATGAAGAAAGCAATTGATAAGCTAACAAAAGAAATTGCAGGGATTGATAATGTTAATGCTATTGTTCCGCTAACAACATCACCTAACGTTGGTGCTTATGCACAATCACACGTTAATACAATGTCCGCAGAGAGTGGCAGACATGAACGTATGGTTTATCTTTCTGCTTATCCAAATCAGCCAATCAATAAAAATGCAACAGCGGCAGATAAACTATTAGGTATGAAACAACAAGCAGAAGCATATTCTGATGAACGTGTTGTATTTGTAACCCCAGGTCGTGTTAGTTATGATGTTAAAAACATACAAACAGGTCGTATCAATACACGAATCCTTCCTGGTTGTTATCTAGCATTAGGCGTTGCTACAGTTGGCTTTACACACGATGTCGCAGAACCACTAACACGTAAGAAGATTGCTTGCGGATTTAATTCATTAATTGATAGATATTCTTTCGCAGAAAAGAATGCATTAGCAGAAAGTGGTTGCTGTGTTGTTGACGAAGCATCAAATGCGCTTGTTGTTCGTCATGGTATTACAACGAAAGATGATGAAATTAATACAACAGAAATTACACTAATTCAAATTAAGGACTACGTTATTGCACAAGTTCGTAAATCTTGTGATGCAATGTATGTTGGTATTAAAAATCTTCCTTCTGCAAAGACGAATATTCAGTATACAGTGAATAGCATTTTAAGTCAGTTCGTAAGTCAGCAGATAATTCTAGGTTATACAGGTCCTGTCGTTAAGGATTCACCTGATGACCCACGTGAAGTGCTTGTTAATTTTGAAATTGAAGCAGTATATCCACTAAACTACATTACAATCAGCTTTGGTTTCTCATCAACGGGTGCTCAATAATTATAATTTTCAAAAAATTGTGTGAATTGTATCTACGGTATATTAAATTATACCGTAGACGCAATTATTATATTGGCATAAAAGGTTGGTGATGAACGAATGCCAAAAGTTGATGGAACAACAGCGGCTTATACATCCGCTACAAATAAGATGCTCAATACGCAACGTGCAACAGGCATGCCTGAGATTTCAGACAATAGTTCCACATTGCCTATTACATCTACTAACATTGAAGTATATTGCAACGGTATGCGAATTGGATTTGTGCAGTCGTTTACTCCCTCAGAAAGTAGACAGATTACAAAGATTCAAGAATTAGGTACAGAAGGTGTCGTTCAGTCAGTACCTGGTAATACAAACGGTGGACAAATTTCAATTTCACGTTTTGCTGTATTTAATGGCAACTTATATAATGCTTTGGGTTTAACTCCAACAGGTAAATTTTCACGAACTGAAGACCAAGAATATAATGCGGCTAGTACGTATAATTCTGCAACGAATACGTTAGGTAATCCGTTCAAGACATTAAAGGAACAACGTGTTCCGCTAGAACTTCAAACAAAAACAAAAATGCCTGATAACTTGAATGCATCATACTATATTGATACTTATACAGATTGTTGGCTTAGTAGTTATAGCAAATCTATCGCCAGCTCAACAATAACTGTAACAGAATCAGCAACAGTTCAATATAGTGATATTTATAGCTCATATAATTCGAGTGAAACGGGAGGATGGTGATAGTAAATGGCTTATGATTCTACAAGACACTTTAATAACTTTGGACAAAATACATCTACTAACACGCATCGTGCCACTCGGAATGATATTCGCGTAGCGAATAATACAATGAAACCGTTGTCACCATATGACAACGTAGGTGCAACAACAAGTACAAACATTTTCGTTTTAGCTAACGGTTGTACTGTTGGTATGATTCAAAGTTTTTCAGTACAAGAACAACGTCAGGTTAATAAACTACAAGCAATCGGTTGGGAAGGTGTTGTACAAGCAGTACCTGGTAATACAAACGGTGGTACGCTAAGTATTAGTCGTATTGCATTATATGAATCTTCCATTTGGAACGCTTTAGGTTTAACCACAAACGGTGTACCATTTAACGAAGTCGGTACAAAAGTATACGATTATAAAGATGGTACAGATTCAAAGAATTGGGATAGTTCTACACACGTAAATGAAGAAGCAGGTTATAAAACAAAATCACGTTTGGTTTTTAAAACATTAAAAGACCAACGTGTACCGCTTGAAATTCAAACAAAAACCCGTCGCGAAGGCTCAGATGAAGTGTATTATGTTGAAACATATATCGATTGTTGGATTCAATCATATAGTAAGACGTACTCGGCAGGAGGGCAAACGACAATAGCTGAATCTGTCAGTGTATCGTATGCTGACGTTTATTAGAGTTAAATTAAAATTCAAAAAAAAAGTATACCAAATATTGCGTTTGGTATACTTTTTTTTGTTATATTTCGCTGTATTTTTATATAATAAGTATAGAACTGAATTACATTTTGCACGGTGAAAGGATGAAAAAAATGTGTAAACATAAATATGAAGATTTTGCGGATGATATTGTTGATGTTAAAACAACACATGCAACAGATTTAACAGGGATTGTTTGCAATGAATTAACTGTTGTTGCGATGCTAAAACCAAAACAGTGCGGAAAACAAAAAAAGACAATGTGGCTTTGTCGTTGTAGTTGTGGGAATTATCATGCAGTAGATGCAAATAGATTATCTTCTAAACGTATAAAATCATGTGGATGTAAAAAACCTATTCCTTCAACAAAAACAAAAGTTAAAAAAGATTTTGTGTTTACTGAACAGCCTGAATATAGCACATGGATGAATATGAAAGCTATATGTTATAATCCAAATAATCCTGCATACAATGATTACGGTGGTAGAGGAATCCAAGTTTGTGATAGATGGTTAGAATCGTTTGAAAATTTTTATAATGATATGGGCAAAAAACCAACATCGAAACATTCATTAGATAGAATTGATGTGAATGGTGATTATTGTCCTGAAAATTGTCGGTGGGCAGATGATAAAACGCAAGCGAACAATACTCGACGAAATCATTTTTTGGAGTATAATGGTATAAAACATACACTTGCTGAGTGGTCGCGGATTATAGGAAAAAGTCACAAGTTAATTAGTGATAGATTATCTTTGGGGTGGAGTATTGGCGAAGCACTTGAATTTGAACAGCGAAAGAAAAAACAAAAAAAAGAAGTCGTGAAAAAAGAGAAACAATCACGGCGAATTGACATGACAAATGTAACATATGAAAGTGGTGTTACTGCGCTTGAGTTTTTAGGTAATAAACCAATTGGAAACAAGGGGCATAAACGTGCAATGTGGTTATGTCGTTGTTCTTGTGGTAAAGAATTTATTGCAAGTGGAGCAGATGTTCGTAATGGGCATACAACATCTTGTGGTTGTGGAATTAAACGAATGGAGAAGTTAAATGCACATAAAATGAATAAAACATTAGAATATCGTTCATGGAATAATATGAAACAAATGTGCGACAATAAAAACAATCCTAGTTATAAAAACTATGGTGGAAAATGGATTTCGTATTGTGAAGATTGGTCAGATTTTCGTAAGTTTTATGAAGATATGGGGGATAGACCTGTTAAATCTGCTAAATTGGCAAGATATGATGAAACAAAAGATTTTTCAAAAGATAATTGTTATTGGAAAGTGAGTGTAAAATGAATAGGCGTACATATGATGTTTTTAAAGTAGTGAATGATGATGTTGTTTTGAAATGTAGTGAATGTGGAAATGTTTTGTTTTTAAAAAAAGAACAATTTGCCAATGGTGATTTTGGGCTGTGTGATTGTCAAAAACCAAAGTTAGAAGAAATCACAGAGGATGAAATTGAACATCAAAATCGTATCAAGTGGACAAAAGAATCATGGGATTCAATGAAAAGTCGTTGTTACAATAAAAATGCAACGCGATATTCTCAATATGGTGGTCGTGGTATAAAGGTTTGTGACAGGTGGTTAGAATCGTTTGAAAATTTTCTTGAAGATATGGGTGAACGCAAAGCACAACAGCTTTCTTTGGATAGACTTGATGTGAACGGTGATTATTGCCCTGAAAATTGCAAATGGTCAACTGCCTTTGAACAAGCAAATAATAAACAAACGACAATAACATATACATATAAAGGGTTTACAGGAACAATAGCAGTGCTTGCAA